ATACTACTATCATAGCACAGTCTAAGAAGATACATGAGTTAGAAAAGAAGCTTGAGACTTTAGAACAAAAATTAGTTGATTCAGAAAGAAAGGTGAACGTTGCTTCAGCTTTAAGTATTGAACAAGTTGAAGGAACATCAGATACTGAAACAGTATGTGTAATTCAGATTGCTATGTTAAAGGGTCTTGCAATGAGTCGCGAGTTAGTACTTGAGGAAGTAAAAAAATTAGAGATCTTTGCTAAAACATTGATGTTGATACGAGGTAAACCTGCAGCAGAAGATACTAAAAAGAAAGAATCTGGAAGCAGGTTAACTACTGAACAGTTGTTGGCGTTAGCTAGCAGTTTAACTGAGCAATAGTATGGCGATGCCGCGTAAAACCGATGAAGAAAAGAAACAAACTAAGCGATTGTATTACCAGAAGTATAAGGATAAAATTGCGGCTAACTGTAAAGCATATTACGAAAAAAATAAAACGGTAGGAATTTTAGAAAAGAAGGAAGCATCTAAAAAGTATTATATCGATAATAAAGAAACAATAAACCTGAAACATAGGCTACAGTACCAAAAAAATAAAGAAGCTGTAAAGATCAGACACGCTAAGTATAGAGAACATAACAAAGAAAAGATAGATGCTTACTATGCAGAGAATCGTGAAAAGTTTAACCTAAGAATAACGGAATACTATAATAAAAATAAAGATAAAAGAAACGCAAAGGATGCGAAACGTAGAGCATCAAAGTTAAATGCAACTCCTAAATGGTTGACGGTTGAACATTTAAACCAGATTAAAGAGTTATATAAGCAGGCTAAGTTTATGGAACTAGAGACAGGAATTAAGTATCAAGTGGACCATTGTATACCGCTAAAACATTCTTTAGTTTGTGGATTGCACGTTCCTTGGAATTTACAGATTCTAACAGCTAAAGATAATAATATTAAAAATAACAGGATAATATAATGACACTATCAAAAACTGATATACGTAACGAAATGTGGAGACGCGGAATACTCCAGTTCAAGTTACATAAAATCCAGTTAGAGATGTTAAGTAAGTATGAAACTTCTACACCCCAATCTACTTCAGTTTGGTTACTTGCTCGTCAATCTGGTAAATCTTATTTACTAGCAGTCATCGCTTTAATGGAAGCTATCCGCCAACCTAATTCAATCGTAAAATTATTAACAGATACTAAAGTTCACGTTAAGATGATCTTCGCACCATTGTTCCGAGAGATACTAGAAGATTGTCCTGACGACGTAAGACCCGATTACAACTCAACAGAGTTTACGTATACGTTTCCTAATGGTTCACAAATTCAAATGGCAGGAACAGACAATGGACACGCTGAGAGGCTACGTGGTCAAAGATCACATTGTATCCTCGTAGACGAAGCAGCCTTCTGTAGTAATTTAAGTTACAACGTTATGTCAATTCTTTTCCCTACTTCTACGCATACAGGAGCTAAGATTATTTTAGCGTCTTCTCCTCCAGAAGAACCAGATCACGATTTTATTGAGTTTATTGAAATTGCCGAACAAGAGGGATTGTTAACAAAGAAAACTCTAGACGATAATCCGTTATTAACTGACGCACAGAAGAATCATATTATTAGTAAGTTTAAAGGAGGAAGAAGTAATCCACAGTTTAGGCGAGAGTATAATTGTATTAGCTCTGGTAGTAAAGTAACAATAAGAACTCCCGATGGTGACATAAAGGAAATGACAATCAAGGAATTGAAAGATGAATTACGTAAAAATATATAATGAGTTATGTTCCAAAAACTACACCTCAGAATATATCGAGACGCATCACATAATACCTCGTTGTATGGGTGGTACGGACGATGTTAGTAATTTAACAAAACTCACAGCAAAGGCTCACTATTTAGCACACCTATTATTGTGTCGGATTTATCCTGACAATATAAAATTAAAGTTTGCTTTCAATATGATGTCTAGATCAAATGTACACCAAAAAAGACGATTAACATTGAATCAATATGAAACAATAAAAAAAGAAAATTCAAAAGCCCTATCCGTGTTACATAAAACAAGAATCAGAAGTGGTGAAAGTGGTAAGAAAATTTCTCTAGCGTTAACTGGTAAAAAAAAGACAGAAGAACAAAAGATAAAATGTTCAATATGGCAAAAGGGAAAACCTAAGCCTTGGCAATTAGGTGTGGCAAGATCTGAAGAGACTAAACGAAAGATAAGCGAAGCAAGGTGTGGAACAAAATGTTTAAAACCTTATAAAAAAAGAACTAAGGATCACATGGATAAAATAATAGCAACAACTAGAAAAAACAGAGAACCCAGTATGAATATAAAAAGGTATGAAATATTAACACCCAGCGGATTCCAATCGTTTGATGGGGTTGCTTATTCTGGGTTAGTCTCTGTAATAGAGTTTAAAACTAAAGACCATTCAATCAGTGTATCATATCGTCATAGATTTGATACAACAGACAAAAAAGCACAAGATTATGTTATAGGGGAATTATTATTAACAACATCTGGTCTTCAGGAAATTATATCAATAACAAAATCAGGCAAAGCACATACTTATGATGTATTAGAAGTTAACAATGGAAACCTGTATTTAGCAAACGGAATTCAAAATCATAATTGTGAAATTATCAGAGATGAGAATAGAACCGTTATTCCTGAATTTGATGATGAACTGAAAGCTTTAATAGTTCGAGAATACAATAAGCCACCATTTTATACTCCTTACGTTGGAATGGATCTAGGGTTTAAAGATCTGACTGTAGTATTATTTGGTTACTACGATTTTAAAGCAGATCGCTTAATTATAGAAGACGAGATAGTGAAAGGTGGTAGCGAGTTAAAGTTAGACAAGTTTGCAGAAGAGATTCTACAAAAAGAAGAAAAGCTATGGATGAACATTCTAACTAACGAGCTTATAGTTCCAGAAGTCAGAGTATCCGATGTTGATTACATCGTTATACAAGAAATTAATCGAGCTTCACATAATCGATTGAACTTTCAAGCAGTTAAGAAAGCACCGGGTTATAAACTTCCGCTTATCAATCAAATGCGTGTAATGCTCCAAAACGAAAAGATTATAATCAACCCTAGATGCGAAACGTTAATACAACATTTAACGAATGGTAGATGGAAGGATTCCTCAGCTAAGGACGATTTTGCTAGATCACCCGGACTTGGACATTATGACGCAATTGATGCTATGTTGTATCTAGTTAAATCTGTTAACTTCTCAAAAAACCCTTATCCGGTTAATTATGGACGCAATACAGATGACACTTTCTATGATAACGGTAGGTTTGGGTATAAAAGTAATAGTAAAGTCCAGAATATTGCAGTATACGAGAGTATATTTGGTATAAAGAAGAAGTAAGCTCACGATTAACAACTATAGGTAGGCAATATAAACTTACGGGAGTATTCGTGAAAGTAAAAGCATTTTTTAAAAGTCTCTTTAAACTTATTAAAATCGGAGCTTTAGCTTTAGCGATAACCGCAATCAGTTTACAAGCACCTTATATCCACAAATCATACATTAGAAATATAGCTAACGATTCTGCAGTTCAAATCTTTGGTAAACAAGGATCAGGTAGCGGTGCTCACGTTGAATTAGCTAACGGTAATGTTGTAATCCTAACAAATAAGCATATTTGCGATATGGCTGGACCATTGATGGTAAAAACTGAAAATCAAAAACTACCTATTGCTCGTAAAATAATTAAAATTTCAGATAAACACGATTTATGTATACTTGAAGGTGTACCGGGAAATAAAGGAATTAAATTAGGGTCAACTCCAGAATTAGGGGATGAGCTTTACACGTTAGGTCACCCAAGAGGCGACGCATTAAACGTTGCAAAAGGTGAATACTTCGATAATAAAGAAATTCAAATGGCAGAAGAAACTAAAGCAGACGGAACTTGTTCTGAAGGTAAATTAGAAACACTAGAAACAATGTTTGGTAATGTAAGTATTTGTGTTGTTAAGAAAAATACGTTTCAAATAAGTACTCCTACATATCCCGGTAACAGCGGATCGCCTATTGTAAATAAGTACGGTAATTTAGTTGCTGTAGTATTTGCTGGAAGTAGATCGATCGAGAATATGGGATTTGCTGTACCATTTACTTACGTATCTGAGTTTCTTTCAAGTATAAAATAGGAATTACAATGAGTAACGAAGCCAACGATAGAGACGTGTATTTTGCTGCCCGCAAATCTGAACAAGCCGCTGCTGCAGTTCTAGCAAAAGCTACGTCTTACTATAGCCAAATTAAATCAAACGCGTATGTTACCAAATTGGCTAACATGTATAAGTTTTATTACGGTAATTTCAATAAAAGTAGTGCAGAAAATCACTCTATTAGCTTTACCGGAGAAGAAGGAGAGCTAGTTAGTATCCCGGTTAACATGTTTAGGAATCTTGCACGACACGTTATCAACATTATTACAGCACAAAGACCGGTACTTGAAGCAAAAGCAATAAACACTGATTATAAGTCGTTATCTCAAACATATTTAGCTAATGGTATTCTTGATTATTACATGAGAGAGAAGAACCTAGAAACAATCATACACGATGCTGTTGAAATGGCTACAGTAATGGGTTCGTCATACATTGGTATGGAATGGAATGCAACATCTGGTGCTTCACACGACTTCGATCCTGAAACAGGAGAACATTCGTACGAAGGTGAGATGGAGTTTACTCTCCATGATCCATTAAGTGTTGTTGTAGATGGTACAAAAGAGAACTTTCATTCACAAGAATGGGTTTTAGTTCGTTCATTTCAAAATAGACATAACGTAGCAGCTAAATATCCAGAGTTTAGAGAAAAAATTCTAGCCCTTCCAACAAAAAATCAAATATATAGCTATAGATTAGAGACATTCTCTAACGATGACACTGACGATATCCCTATATTTAAGTTTTACCATAAGCAAACAGAAGCAATGCCTGAAGGACGATACATGTTATTCGTTTCAGATGACGTTGTTCTGTTAGATGTACCTCTTCCTTATAGAGAAATTCCAGTATTTAGACTTGCCCCCGCTAATATCATGGGAACTCCATACGGATACTCAGATATGTTCGACGTTTACCCAATTCAAGAAGCAATTAACGCTACTTACTCTACAATACTTACAAATCAAAACGCTTTCGGTGTTCAAAACTTGTTTGTACCGCGTGGAGCCGATTTAATTCAACAGAGTTTACCCGGTGGACTTAATATTGTAGAAGGAAATAGCAAACCAGAACCATTACAACTCACCGCTACCTCTCCAGAAACATTTAAATTTGCAGAGATGCTAAATTCGCTAGGAGAAATGCAATCTGGTATCAATTCTGTCACTAGAGGAGATCCTGCTGCATCTTTACGTTCAGGAAACTCACTAGCACTAGTACAATCTATGTCATTACAGTATCAAAATACGTTTCAACGTAATTATGTTCGCTTTTTAGAAGACTTAGGTTCTAATTTAATAGAAATACTAAAAGATTTCGCTAATACACCAAAGATGATTGCTATTGTTGGACGAAATAAGCGTTCATTCATGAAAGAATTTACAGGTGATATGATTTCTGATGTTAGAAGAGTAGTTGTAGACGTAGGTAATCCTTTAGCTAAGACAATAGCTGGACGGTTAGAAATAGCGAATAACTTAGCTAATATGAAACTAATCAAAACTCCAGAACAATACTTTGCAGTAATGGAAACTGGGCGTGTAGACACTCTATACGAAGCTGATATGCAAGATATCTTCCTTATTAAACGTGAGAACGAAGATATGTTAGAAGGAAAAGACGTAATGGCGGACATTTTAGATCGCCACTCGTTACATATTATGGAACATAGGTCAGTAATTAGTGATCCAGACCTTAGATCTAACCCAGAACTTACAGCAAAGGTACGTAGACACATTCAAGAGCATATAGACATGCTTAGAAACGTTAATCCAGACCTTTTAATGCTCATAAAAGAACAACCGCTTAACCCGCAGGCGATGGCAGGAGCACCGGGACTACCACCGGGACCAATGAACCCTAATGGTGGCACACAGACACTACCTCCTATGAATATGGGTGGCAATATGGGTCCGCAAACTGCAACATTAGGATCGTCAAGCGATGAAATTATGGACCCTTCATTGGGTGGAGGACAAAATGCTCCTGAAAACATGCCTAATATGCCTTCTGTTGATGCTAGTTTACTTCCCAACCCTACTTTGGACCCAAGAGCTGAATAATATGGCAAATTTTAACCAATTATATAAGAAATTACAACAACCTACCCTTAAAAGTGAGTATGTTAGCGATAATTATGACGAAAAAGCTATGAACGAAGACGTTTCTGCTTACTCTAGTCAATTATCACCCGAAGATCTTGAAAAAATACACTATGCAGAGACTACAGGTGGTAAATTCCTTAAAAATGAAGACTCTACAGCCTCTGGAAACTACCAATTGATCGATTCTACTCGTGAAATGGCAGAAAAACTACTAAAAAAGCAAGATTTACCTATAAATGAGATAAATCCACTTAAAAAAGACGCTATGTTGATGAAAGCACTGGTTGGTAAGTATGAAAACGTGCTTGAAAACGCTAAAAGTGGTCCTTATGAGGCTAATTTAGACAACGTTTACCTTATGCATAAGAACGGTATACAAGGGGGTCTAAACGCCCTAAAATCACCAAATGATGCCCTTTCTAAGGCTAGATTCGAAGAAGTGAAGAGATTAATGGCTAGAAAACCTAAAAGTACACCAAAAGAACCAACTGGGGCTAATAACCTATTAGAATTGTTAGAGGAGTAGTATGTCAGATCGTTTTAGTAAACTTACAGAGAAAATGAAGTGCGGCGAGGTTAAAAAGTCTACTCGTAAGCATAAAAAGATAGTCAAAAAGGTGTGTAGCGACGGTAAAGAGAAATTAGTACACGCTGGAGACACTAGATACAGAAATGACTATAGCGATGCCGCTAGAAAGTCGTTTAAAGCTCGCCATAAGTGTTCAGAGAAGAAAGATCCATTCTCTGCACAGAAATTAGCATGTGAAGAACTCTGGTAGTAGGGAATATAGATGTCATACATAGATGAATTATTAAAAGCACTAGCTGAAGATGATAGAGAGAAAGAAATGTTCTTAATGAAGGACAAAACTCCTTATCAGACAAGAGACGCGTTCGGTAAAGTATTAAAAACTCATATTAACCAAAATTATGATATTAGTAAACCCGAAGACGTTAAAAAACTATGGACTCCCGGTAATAGAGCAATAGAGACAGCTCAAATACAAAGAGTGTCACCTGAGTTAATGGGAAAAGCAAAAGCTTCATTTTTAGAATCTAAGAATCTTGTAAAAATACCTAATAACGTACCTTTATCTGATATGACACACGATATAGCACACGATTTAGGTCACGTAGATGATTTTGGTGATAAAAACCCAATTTATAACAATTTAAAGGCTGAAGCATTTAAACAACAAGACATGATAGACGAAATGCCGATAGGTAAGTATAATAGAATGACAGGATTAGCTAATGCAGAAAGAGCACTAGAAAATCACCACATGGGAAGTAGTTTCTTCGAACGAGACGCTTTAAAGAAATTAGTGAAGGGTGGAAAGTTAGCAGTTAGCGGCATTGCACCAATACTAAAAGGTTCAGCGTTAGCAGCGGCTGCATATCAAGCAGCAGGGTTAGGTCAGAAGGCAATGGCTGGCGATTTAGAAGGCGCAGCTAGTGATGTCGGCGAAATTGGTATAGACGCAGCTATGGGGGCGTATTCATCTGCTAAACCTAGTATGATGGG